AAGTCAAAAACGTTTTCCTTTGGTACGCCCGCAGATATTGCTTGGTAAAGCGCGGGCACAACTTCATTCGGTAAAATGCCAAACTCTCGCGCGAGGTTTTTTGCATCCTCCGTCATCTTTCGTTCCGCCGCTCGGCTTTGATCGGGAAGCAGTGTGAACACTTCGTTCATTTTTTCCTCGAACTCAACAAATTCACCGATCGAGCTTTTGACAAATGAGGCAATCGCCGCCGCTGCCGCCGCCGCCGCTGCCGCCGCTGCCGCGCCCAAAACCGCAACGCCAGCCGCCAAAGATTTCCCTATTTCCGCGCCGCCTTTTTTTGCTGTGTTTTCAGCGTCGGAAACGCCTTTCTTCATTTCTGAAGAATCAAGGCCAAGAAATGCAGTCAGTGAAATTTTACTCGCCATTTTTTTCGCTCCTTATTTTTGCCATGCCTTTGAGGTAATCGGCTTTGACTCGGTCTTGGTGTTTGCTAAATGTCGCAACGTTGTTTCCGCTTTTCCGTGACACGATTGCGCGCGCATAGGTAAACGCCCTTTTAATCGGCAGCCGCAAAATCTCTTGCTCACTCCAACCGTATTCAGAGGCCAACAGGTCAATCGTTGAGCAAACCCAACTTTCACTTGCTCCGCTTTGGTTTTCTTTTTTTGAGTCGGCCCCGCCAAGATCAAATTGCTCTTGAACGTATTCGGCCAACTGCTCGGCAAACTGTTGGGCGTCTGGCGGTGAAAATGATTTGATGAAATCGCGCGCCGCCTTTTGGTCGCCGTGCTTATATTCCGGTGACAGAATATAACAAAAAGACGCAACGCATTCAGGCGTCACGCCTCGGCCTGTAAGCATGGGGTGATCAATGCCGTCGAGCAGTAAAAAACGCTCGATGGTCAAAGGCTCAAGCCAGACGCCGCCGACGTTTTCGGGAACCGAAAGAAAAACCCCTTGCTGCTCTTTTCGATCACGATCCCGCGCGGCGTCGAGCTTGGGCCGATACTCGGCCCAAAGCTCTTGCGCGGTCATTCAAAAACCCTAGTTGATTTTCTCGTAACCGGACACGCTGCATTTGGCGTAATCGCCTTGCGTTTGAGCGTCGCCGACCTCGGTGATAACGTAGGTCGTCGCGTTGCGTCCGGTCGAAAGGGTCATTTCGTTGCCGATTACAGGGTTGGCAGTCGAGGAGGTTGCATATTGCAAGGTTGCGCTGAACTCGACACGCTGCGGCACGGTCGTTGATCCGAGCGGCTCGCCGTTGCTGTCGTTGATGTCCACGCGGTTGCCCGCATAGGTTACGTTGAAATCTTCCGCAACATAGTCAACGCTGTTGATCGTAACGGGGGATACCTCAATACCAAATGATTGGGTTCCGTCGCTTGTAACTGCCATTTTTTTATTCCTCCAATTTTGTGTTTATGGGTCGGCCTTTTCGGCGCGTATCTCATACTTCGCCAGCTTGTCCCATTAACTCGCGGGCCAAGCGTCCGACCGGATGCCGATCACCATGTTGTAACTCAACTCTGAAACGTTAAACGTGCCGTCAGTTTCGTAAACGGTTGACTCTGGCTTGATGTAGTTGACTGTAAACAATTCCAAGGCTGGCCCATAGGTGAAAGACTGAACCCGAAAGATATTGCCGCCGCTATGGTTTAGAGCAAAGTCACTTGTAACGAGCAACTGCGTGTTGCTGTTGATTGTCTGCACAACCTTGGTATCGTTTCCCGCGCTTGATTCGATCCGGATTGTGTCGCCAACCGCAAGCTCGTCGCTGAACTCCGTGCCGTCGCCGTTGACCACGTTTGACAGCGCAGTGTTGCCGTTAACCGTTCCCGTTAACTGCGGCGCACCCGCTGATCCTGTTGTGCTGAAAATATCACTTGAAACGGCGAGGCATTGGCGCACCGTTCCGCGCGCCTTGTGGTGATCGTCCTCTTGGTCTTGCGCGTTGTCTGTCACTACGCGAGCGAAAAACTGCGCGTTGAAATTTCTATAATCAAGGGCAGATGGCGACGCCCCGCCGCCGCGCTGCGGGATCGGCTCCATTGCGTCGCCAAGCTCAAACCTGACCTCAATGCGGGGAGTCAAAAGCGTTTCATCGTTTATCGTGCGCACAATCGAGTATTGCCCAAGATCATCAGAAAACACGCTTGCCATGTGCGCGACTGCCGCCTTTTCAAAAGGCGTTTCTATGTCGTACACTTCCCAAAGTTTTGTTGCGGCCATTAGTTCGAGTGCCTCCGCACGCAGTCGATTTTTAAGCTGCTGCGGCTTGGGTCTTTGTCGGTCATTGCAATTTTCAAATCGCGCGTGCCATCGTTCACAATCCAACCTTTTTCGGGCACGGGCGACAAGCTCACAAGGTTAAGATAAAAGGCCGAATCAATTTGAACGTCGCGCCCGTTTGTCTCCAAGATAAAGCCTTGTGTGATTGACGCGCGCGTTGCGCTGAATGTCGTGCCAGTGTATCCGGACGGCAGCACAACCGTCAGCGTCACGCCGAAATCCTCAAGGGCGTGATTCATATCTGCCGACAGTTGCGCTTGCGTTATGCTTGCCATTTCTTAAATCCTAAAAAGGGGCGGGCGCATTTGCACCCGCCCCGTTGTTTCTCCACCCCTAGCGGATGCTCTAGGCTCCTGTGATCTTCTCGCCAGCGAACTCGTTGACGATCAACTCGTCAAGGTTCGAGCGAACGCGCACAACGTTGGCGGGGGGTTGTTCGGAGCGATATGTTTCGCTCGTGAACGCGCCGTTTCCGCGCGCGTTGTAGAACAGCGTGCGACCGATGCCACCGTTGGACAGCGGGCCGTTTGCGATGCTGGCAACATAAAAGGAGGTTGTTGGCCAGATTTTGGTGCGGCTTCCGGTCTGGCCCTTCTTGGCCGAGTTGTAACGCGAGTTGCAAAGCACAACACCGTCAACGCCTAACACGCGGGCAACTTGGTCTTGGCTGTAAGCCAACGCGCCGCTGCCGTTGATTAGATTGCGCATATCGTCGGTCTGGGTCATCTCTTGATACAGAGAGGCTTCCATGATCAACTGAATGTTGTTGAATATGCCGTTGCCGTTCAGGCGTTGCACGGCGGCGTTGATGTCAGCGATCGGAGTAGCGGCCCCAGCGTTGGACATCACCGCAGTTGCGGCGGTGCTGTTAAAGCTCGCGCCGCTCAAAGCGTTGGCAACGCGAATCTCGTGGCCCACCATGATGTTGTCGGCAAGCTGGTTGCTGGTCACGGTCACGATGTCAAGTAAGGCGTCAGTCTCAGCCTCAGCAACGTCGAGATCGTCGAGCATATTTTCAACGCCGTACTCGACGCACTCAAAGGTTGCGCTCTCGTACTCGCTGGATGTTTGGGCAAAGCTGGCCCCAGCGGAGCGCGGCTTGCTTATGTCGTTATCAAACTGCGACGCTTTGATTTTGACGTAAGTGCCTTTTTTGGAGGCAACGCCTTGCAGCGGCAGGATTTGCGCGCCAACGAATTGCTGGCGATCTACTTCGTTGATTGCTTCGCCAACAACGGGTTGGAAGCTGGCGGCGGATGATGCGAAAAAGCTCATAAGTTCTTTCCTTTGTTAAATGATTAGATGAAGTGAGCGTGAACCAACACCTCGATCACGTCGCCGTCAGCAGCAGATGCGCCAAGAGCGTAACCGATTTTTGTGTTGCTTGAGTCAGTGCCGACCTTGCCAGCCCCGTCCGTGTAAATAGTGTCGCCGACTGCGATCGTATCGCCGCCCGCTAACACCTCGGAAGTGCCGCCAGTATTCAGCAAGCGCACTGCGCCGTAACCGCTCGCGGCGATTGGCTCAAGTGTTGCACCGATTACCTTATCAGTTGCGTTGTCACCTGCTACGCTAATCTTGCCGTCACTATCAACGGCAACAAGAGCGTGGGCGGCGATTGCGGCAGCGGTTGCTTGAAACGTCCGCGCCCCGTCGTTGTATGTAGTATCACCCATTTTTTTGTTTTAGTTTGCGCTGAATAACTCAGGCTTGGTTTTGTAGACTGCGAGTACGGCGGTCATGCGTGAATCGCGCGGATTGGCTCGCAAATGTTCTTCGATCGACTCGGCTTTGAGTTGGTCGGTTGTTTTCTCTGGTTCCACTTCGGCAGCCAGATCGTCAGCAATTTCCTCTTCGCCGCCAAACACTGCTTTCAGTGTGGCAACTTGGTTTTCAAGCTCGGCAATTCTGCATTGCTGCTCGGAAATCATAGAGTCGCGCTCGTTAAGTTGCGCGGCGTGTTCGGAAAGCTCGACCTCTTCAATGGCTTCGGTCTGCTCCTCTTCAATTTCCTCAAGCTCGACTTGCTCGGTTTCTAAAGTCTCGGCCTCTTCCAGCTTTTTCTTGCGCTTCGGCTTTTCTTCGGCGGCTTCGGCTTTTGGTTCTTCGCTGGCGGCAGACTCTTCGGCTTGGCGTCGCTCTAACTCTGAGCTGGCCGATTCGCTCGCAGCGACCTCAATTGGTTTTTCAATATCTTCGGGCATGATAAAAGCCTCTTCAACGTTTGCGGGTTTGTCCCAATTCTCCGCGAACAGGGCCGACGTTGCGGCAGGTGTGTCAACAAAATCCGCCGATTGGATTTTTGAAGGCGTGATTGTCGGCAGGTCAAAAAGCGAATCCTCTGGCTTTTCGTTCAGGCTGGCAAAAGGAACTTCGCCCCCATCAGTTTCCCAAGCAAGCGTACCCTCGAAAACAATACTGATGCCAAACGTCTTGGGCATTTTTTCGGCCAAGTCAAAAAGCCGCTCGTATTTGTCAGGCTCGGCTTTGCGCCACGATCGCAGTGTTTCAAACCGTTCGGCGCGTATCTTATCGCCGTCCCGATAAAATCCCTCAAACGCTCCGATCTCGTTCAAGAGTCGATCTTGAAACGCGCCGTTGTGCGTAATGTACGCGGGCAAAATATCGTCAGCCAAAAGGCCAACCGCTGCGTCAAGTGTTCGCTCGGAGACCATCATCCGATGGCCGCGCGCTTCGCCCGCTTCAATTATCACAACGTCACGCAAAACGCCGTTTTCGCGGTCTACGTTTCCAACGTTGACTTGAAAGGTAAATCTTTTCTGGTTCTCTTCGCTCATTTTTTTGTTTTCCTTTTCAACGATCCGCTCGGCCCATGATTGCCCAGCGTCTCCGCCCCATAACGCCCAAGCGATTCGCCCCGCGCTTGGGTATCCCTTTTGGCCTCTCTTAAATCCTTGCCCGCCCTTGGTTGCGCGCTCATGCCGCGCAAAAAAACTTTTCATGCGCTTGACGGTTTCAAGGCTCAACCCGTCCTTGCGCGCAATCTGGTTTGCCCGTGTCACTCCGACGCGAGTGCCGCCCCGCTTGAACTCTTTGCGCCAAGCAAGGCCGCGCTCGGCCTCTTCAGCCATTGCGTCGGTTGGGTAAAACGGCGGCACCTATTTCTTGCCCTTTGGCGGCTCAACCTTTGCGGGTTTTCGCTCGGCCTTTTCTTTCGCCGAATCTGGCGCAAGGTTTTTCTTTCGCAATGCGTTTTGTTCGCAGGTCGTTAACTGCGCCCAAAGTTTTGCGTCTTTGGTTTCAAT